AAAGGGCCAACGCATCAGAATATTCTTGATACGTTGTACGTTACCTCTCAGACTCTGCCAAAAGTTAGTAAGTTACGTAAACGCACGTAAGGTTATGTAATACCTCACTGCACCTACGCCTTACTAGTGATTGGCCTCATCCAAAAAACTTCGTCCATAACTTTTCTCTAGAATCAGGGTAACTGCATTATGTTAACAATCAACTCCGTCCAGTTTGAATCATTCACCCCAGGCAGATTTATGCCGAGGGATATTCAGTTGGGGTCGCTTTCCACATCCTTTAAGTTCACTGCTGCGAAGAAAATCGCTGGCGGAAACTCTCAGGCTACTGGAACTTACTATACAGAACGAAATATTCCGCAGAAAACCGGCTTCGGCACCCGTGTGTCGACCGCCGCTGTTACCATTACGGTAAATGCAGGACCTGGTTATTCAGCTGCTGATATTCAGCTGCTGGTTGCCGGTGCCCTGTCTGCGTTCACTGTTCCTGCTGTAAACCGTCTGTTCAACGGCGGACTCCCAAATAATGAGACATACGAAAACGGATCGCCTCAAGTTACTCAGTAAGAAGGCTAATTTCGTCGTAAAACTCCAACACAAGAAAATTCAAGTGTTGCTTCTTACGGCGCTTGCTCAGCTGTGCGTTTTTGCAATAGATGCTATATTGGATCACCAAGAAGCGGATATCTGCGAAACGCGACGCGATAAATACTGAGTCTAACATAATGTTGTTGGCGCATCTCCCATAATTAACCATCATGGGGCTTTATGCTACTACAACTTAATCTTTTAGACGCGGCAGAAATGCTGTGCACTGATCTACGCTTACCATCTTCAGATGTTGAATACATAATGTCCCGTCTAAATAACGAAGGCATAAAATTCGCAACTGTAACTCTTCCTAAGTTATCCAAAGCCTTACTTGCATCGCTCGAAAAGGGCGTGTTCGTTCGGCCAACAGATTTTCGTTGGAAGGGCAGCTCTCTATTCTTTATGAACAGTTCACTTCAGCTCATCTTTGATAAAAAAGGGCGTGTGCGCAAGGACGCGAGTCCTGACGCTATCGCTTTGATCAGACAGGTTTGTGATTATTTTTACAAGCTAGCATTTGATTTCTCAGATGAGCGCATAAAACAAGCAATGGACATGTTCGTAGAGACGGACGAATCCGTTCTAGGAATCCCTGAGGTCCAAAAGATTAAAGGGTTCGTAGATGATATGCGCAAAAATTTCGAAACTTACTATCCTGAAACGGCCTCTCTATCGGTCGACGACATTTTGTCGTTCCGTCCGCGCGAGGGTCCAGGGTCGTTCGCCAAACATTCAGCGCTGACACCTACTCGGTATTACATCGAGAAAGGTCTAAACGAGAACAAGACAAGTACGCAATATAAAGCGTATTCAGGGTACTTTACGAGCTACCCTTCTCAAAACAAAATCAAACGTGACGTAGGACCAGACGGTGTTAACCGCCAGGTCACGAAAACACGTATGACGTTTGTCAGAGACGAAGAAAGGACTTCGGAAGTCTTGTTTGTACCTAAGGATTCTAGAGGGCCGCGTGTAATAGCGCGGGAGCCTCAGTTCAACCTGAAGGCCCAAATGTCGTACTTTGATGCGGTGTCAAGCTCGTTAGAGCGTGATTCGCAAAATCGTATCAACTTCAAGGATCAAGGCGTGAACCAACGGCTGGTCGTCCAGTCGTCCGTCTCGATTTCGCAATACGCTACTCTCGATTTAAAGGAGGGGTCGGACCGCATATCGTACGAGCTTGTTAAAGAGCTTTTCCGGTACTGTCCTGGTCTGACGAAGACCATACTCCTTACAAGGTCCACACATTCTTTGCTACCTGATGGGCGAGTAATTCCGCTTAGAAAGTTAGCTGGTATGGGTTCGGGATTAACCTTCCCGACAATGGCCTTGATCATCCATCTTGCCGTAGCCACATACATACAACAGAAAACAGGATTGCCATACGAAACCGTAAGCAAAAGTGTCTATGTGTATGGGGACGATATTATCGTTCCGTCATGGTATTACGCTGAGGCGCAATGCGCTTTGGAACTGGTGGGTCTAAGTGTTAACAAGGAGAAATCCTTTAGGTTATCACACTTCCGTGAGTCCTGCGGCGTTGATTGCTTTAACGGCGTCAACGTGACACCTGTCCGTCTTAAACTCTCTAACGCGAG